AATCAATGGGGCTATGGGCGGCATCGATGCGCTCCACCGGCTCTTCCACTACGTCATAAACCTGTGCTTCTTGTGAATCTTCTAATTGCCCCTCAACCTCGGGACTGCCGCCAACAATGATTGGCTCATAGCGAATCCATGCTGTGCCGCGACCAGGCAGCAATCTATCCTCCACCACCCCACGCATTGCATTGTCAAAGTCAGCAAATTGGGTGGTCTCGTACTCCATCACCCTCTCAAGCATTGTTGAGGCAAGGCGACCTACAGGGTCTTGATCGGAGAATCGGCGGGATACTTCGGGCTTGGCTTGTCTGCCGTAAAGAGATGGAAACAGGACTTGAATGTTTGACCATAGGATGTTGAACTTCATCCTTGGCATTTCTATCGCGTCCCGTTCATCCCGATAGCGCTTAACAACCTTTTGACCGCGCTTTTCCCATTTATCAAATGTTTTTTGGGCGGTCTCTATTTGATCGTGCCAATAAGGGCCAGGGTCTTCGCCCTCGTATGCGCCTATTTCATCGTACATGATCAGTTACCGCTAGCAAAGAAGAATGTCACATCCAAAGTGCCGCCCTCGGTTGCGTATAAGCTTGTGCCGACATTGGCGGGGAATCGGTGAAACCCAATTGCAGGGGTAATTGTTCCCGACATAACCGTGCCGCTTGCTCCACCATCTCTAAGCACCAAAGTACCCGAGCTAGTATTGTTAACGTAAAACCCAAGCAATTGGCATGGGCCGGTTGTAACTGCGCCTGTTTCGGTGATGTTCTTGTATCCACCGACTTCTGCTACTGGCTGGCTCATATTCGCTCCTCTTTATGTTGCATCTCATAATCCCACAGCTCATCAAGAGTGATGGTTTGCAGGGTCTTGCCCTTGGGCGGTGTCTGATCTTTTGCTTCTTGTCTATAAGCTACTGCAAGCATTCTAAACGCATCTGCGGGGTGTGAGCACCAATCATGGCGTGGAGTTTGACGAAAAGTTTTCTTATCTTCATCATATTCCCGCTGATATTGCCTTAACGCTTCCAGCCCCTCATCGCAACTTGTGTCAAACCAGCATATCGGCAGAATCATGCGCACCGCCTGTATGCCGTCTTGTATGCCAATCTCAGGCACGATGGCTAACTTACTTAAACCACCAAGGTGCGATGCCAACTGCTCGACAATAGACTTACCCCCCGAGGCCAGCGTCTTAGCCCTTGCGTCATGCGGTAGGTAATGCTTTGTATATCGATAACCCTTAGAGTTAACAACGCTTGCAATTTCCTCAATGCTTGCGCCGCTTACAGCGTAATAGTCCATTACCCTGATCTCGCCCCTGACTACCTGATACCACCAAATGGCTGTGTCATCCCGATAACCCAAGTCCCATGCGGTGTAAACAGGTGACTCAGGCTCAAACGGTAACTCACATATTCGGCCTGCATCTTGGGCTTGGCGCATCTCTTGACCATAGAACGCCCCAAGAATGGCGGCATCAAAGCTGCACTCATACTCTTGGTCGTATTGGTCTTGGCTTAACTGCGCCCTTGCCGCTTCCAATTCTGACTCAGGCAATATCTTAGATACAGTCGCCGGCAACCTTAACAAAAACCAATTGGGTGTGGCTTGGCTGACCTTGTAAATGTCGTGAAACTGATTCTTGCCTTTAGGCGTACCACCAAACACCGCCCACCCTAATCGGTCTGACAATGTAGGGCGTATTACGTTACCCCAAACGCTGGGCTTGAAATCACCATATTCATCAAGGTAAACGCCATTAAATCCCAAGCCCCGCATAGCGTCCGCATTGTCCGAGCCAAACAGCATAATCTTTGCGCCGTTAAGCAGCTCTACCATCAAGTCGGATTCGTTGGTGGTCTTTGTGATTGGTGCGGCGTAATACTTGAGGTAATCCCACGCCACCCGCTTAGCTTGGCTTCTGAATGGTGCAATGTAGGCATACTGGGCTGATCTATTGCCCTCGGTGATACCGCGCTTTATCAGGTCGTTAATGGCGGCTACGGTCTTGCCAGCCCTACGGTGGGCAACCAAGCACGACCATCGATCAGTCCTATTGTGGAATGGCATAAATGCCTCCCTCGGACTGTAGGGCAGTATTATTTCCCTGCCGCCCACTTGATCACCAAGTCTTGACCCTCTGCGCCTGTGATCTCTTGCTTAACGGTTTCAGCCCAGCGCATCTGCGTCTTTGTCCACCAAATCAATGCGGTCGTGTCGCCCCCTGTGGCCTTACCAAACAACGTCTTGGCTATTTGACCGTTGGCTTTGGCCTTGCCTAAGTCCAATTCGGTGCGGTAATACTTGCGTAGCGTCTTATCGTCTATGCCAATAAGAATGGCTATTTGCTCATGCGGCAAGCCCAATCCACTGGTGCTTTCAACCATTCTGCGGGATTCATCGGTTGGCTTATGAGCCTTTTGTGGAATGACTGGCATCTTTTATAAAGGGGAACTCGTTAAGCTGTTACGGTGGATTCTAACAACAATACGGCTTTTTTGCCTGTAAAGTCTTACCATCGCTTAACAATTACATCGCAATACTTAGGTTCTAATTCCATTAATCTAGCGTGACGGTTCTGCTTTTCGCAAGCAATCATGGTGCTGCCACTACCCCCAAACATATCAAACACTATCTTTTTGCCTTTGTTGTCCTCAAAAGCGATTTCAATTAATTCAACTGGTTTCATGGTTGGGTGTACCGTATTCTTTTGACGCTTAATAGTCCAAATGTCACCCCTTAATGTTTTTTGGCCACCGTAATCGCCATAGTAAAAAATAATTTCATGCTGCTTAAAGTATTTGTCCAAATGTTGGGCGGGATTAACTTTATTCCAAACAATCATGGCTTTAGGCTTTCTACCAATCTTTTCCATAGCTTCTCTGAATAGATGGGCGTAGTGCCAAGAACAGCAGACATACATGGTTTCGCAACCGTACAGAGTTTGAATAAGAAAATCGACAAACGCTGAATCTTCCATTTTGTCGTTTTTGATCTTGTCTCTTTTATCGCTGACCCCTTGGTAATCAATGTTATAGGGAGGGTCAGTAAAAATCATGTCAGGGCGATCACCATCTAATAATTGGTCAATGTCATTCTGACTAGAAGAATCGCCACACATTAGCCTGTGGTTTCCCAACTGATATATGTCGCCCAGCTTGGTAATTGGCTCATCAGGCACGTCAGGAACAGCGTCCTCGTCCGTTAAGCCCTCAATTACCTCAGGCTCAAGCAATGCGTTTAACTCTTTGGGGTCAAAGCCCAGCATTTCTAAAGCAAAGCCGTCCGCTAGCAAATCGTTAAGCTCTATGGTCAGCATTTCATTGTCCCAGCCAGCGTTTAGCGCCAGGCGGTTGTCGGCAATGATGTAGGCTTTCTTTTGGGTTTCTGTCAGGTCTTTAAGCTCTATGGTGGGTACTTCCTTGTAGCCCAGCTTCCTTGCCGCTAATAGCCTACCATGGCCTGCAATGATGCCGTTAGCCCCATCTACCAATATTGGGTTAGTCCAGCCAAATTCTTTTATGCTGCCGGCTATTTGTGCCACTTGCTCATCGCTATGGGTGCGGCTGTTGTTAATGTAGGGAATTAGGCTCTCAACCTTTTTTTGGGTGATCTTCATTAACAATTACCCATCCACAGTCTCCCGCATTTTTATTAGGCCGTTAAGCATTCTGTTCTTGGTGTTTACCCATTGCTTGCTGAAATCACAATCTTGGTAATAGTCAAACTCAGGGATGCCTAGCGTGTAGTGGGCAATCTTGGCGTTATTGTTTTCTTGCTCGCCTACCAGTACGTTCCATTCTTTCGGTAAGTCACCGATAAGTGAATCAGGCAACCAACCGAATCGGTGAAGCTCTGCGCCTGTGTGGTCATCAATAAACTCGGGCGTTAATACCTTGTTTCTTGGGTGATCGCAATTCCAAAGTATTAAACTTGACCAGTTCTTTCGGGGATAGTCCCGATTCGCCGCTTCCATCGGTGTGCCGATATATTTCCTTGGGTGCTTGGTCTGATATTCATGCTTAACAACTTGCACCGCTTTGGTTGGGTCAAACAGCTTGTTAAGGTTATCAATGTTAGCCAGCATCAACATATCGCTGGCATCCATAAATATTGCCCTGCCTGTGAAATTGGTGAAGTAAGGGACTAGAAACCGCTGATAGGTGAATGCGTTTGTGCCGTCCCGCTGTGTGCCATATAGCGGTGTTATGGCTACCGGCTCGCTGGTGCGCTCAATCAGGCTTTGGCAGAACACATGGTAGCCAACAGCCTCCCTTGGGTCGTAACCAGCGAATATCCTGATCATTTTAGCGTCAGCTTGTACAGGGTCGAGTCAATCAGCGCCGCTATTTCGTCTACGATGTTCTGCAGCTGGCTATCGTCAGGCAAAGCATCGCGGTTTTTGTAAACGTAATCCTTGATGCTGGTCAGGTACTTAACAGGGTCTTTGGCATTGTGGAAGTTCTCAGGAAAATCCTTAATCTTTTCGTAGCACCCTGCATAAGCCTCGGCGTAAGTGTCAGCCAG